TACAACCAGATATCCTTCTCGCGATGGGACGACGGTTTGCTGAAGATCCTAGACGCGAGACCAGACTCTCGATCCGAAGACTTCATCTACTTTCCTAAGAAATACGTCCCCAAGTGGAGATACGAGTCCGCGAAGAAGCCGGGGAGTAACAAGGGAGTTGAGAGTAAAGTCAGATACTATGAGAGACATCACCCACACATCGATGCGGACAAACGTTTACACTGGGCGGTCTGCGCAGAGGAACTGACAGACTGGTGTCACCGATACAACGACAGAGGAAACTCCCTGAACCGAATGGTCTTTTTCTCGCGCAAGGCGGCAGAGTTGATGGACTACGATCCCGCGATCGTCGTGGGTGAAGATCAGATTCAATACTACAAACTGAAGAAACTGGCGTTCGACGGTGAGTTGGACATGCGAGTACATAACGAGAGACCTAGATACACATACCTCTACATGCAAGACATACAGAGTACAACACGAAACGATGAGGTCGACTACGATTGGAGAGAGTTGTTACTGGAACAACTAAATACAATCAAACCGGATATGTACCCCGAACAATACCAATTACCAGAGTTGATACCGCCATATTATGAAGTTAACAAGTAAGAGTATCGTCGTCTACGCCGCAAAGAACTACTACAATCCGATGTGCATTGATGGTGAAGAGTTCTTTGATGACCTCAAACGTTTTAAATACGTCAAGCGACTAGTCAATCGATACTACCAGAACAACGATCTCGCAGAACGTCTTATCCTGAATCACCTCATTGTGATATTCAATGTGTTCGGTCACGAGGCTGGGGTGGAGATCCTCGCTGCGAAAATCCCACTTGAACAATGGCCAGCTCTAAAACCTTTCCTTATTTTTCTCCGTGCGGTCCATAATACTGATCTTACCGGAATAAAAATGGATAAATACGTAGTAGAACAGTTGAGAGGTCTCCGATGGGAATCCTAAAATCTGCGGCAGATGTCGTTTATACAATTCGTTTTTTGAAATTACTCGTTACTCCGTTCGAGGAAACTCCTGCATTCAAAGCAGGCATCATCGATGAGAAGGGTAATCGTCGCAAGGATTTCAATACAGACTCTATGGATGATCGTGAAGCATACCGTGAACACTACACCGCATTCCACCGTTTAGTCTATAACCTAAAAAAGATCATGGCGAAAGCACCAGGCGGTTCTTCTGTCATCGCACGTTACGGTGCCGCACTCGCGCTCATCAAAGAACACGGTGATCTGTCTAACAGAGGTGTCGAGAAGATCCACACAGAGACCGGTATCGACGTGGTAGACTTCTTATTAGAGTCTCAGTCCAAGTGGTATCTCGTAGAGAATGGTAACCTAGGGCCTGGCGTGTATCGTATGCAACACGACACACTCACCGATCAGGCAGAAGACATAGTCCGTAAGGACGATCAAATTCGTGTGACTGACCACAACTATATTGATGATGTCTTAGGTATCGCCATCTACGAAGGCGTTCATATGAAAACAGGTCGCAGAGTTCTGTTCTCCGCAAACGAGGTCCGCAAGTGAGAACCCTAGAGGAACTACAACTTGACTTCGTCTTGGAGTCGATGAACAATCCGTATAAGGCTACCCTGAAGAAAGCGGGAAAGACCGAATACCGATCTGACTTTACCACCGATGACGGGGATAAGGTCAGTGTCCACTTTGAGGGTGACGAACACATCGATGACTACGATGAGACGGACTGGGAGATCTCGTTCGTTCGCAACGGAAGTCAAGCGTTGACCGGAGAAGGTGACGCTATGCGTATTTTCGCGACTGTTATAAAACTTCTCAGAGAATTTATCAAGAAAGAGAAACCCGTTTACTTCAACCTGTCTGCCGCAAAGGATGACAGGAACAACACCAATAAGTTGCAAAGTCGTGAGAAACTCTATGCGCGACTGATCAAACGATACATCACTGGATATAACATCCAACCAGAAAGATCTAGCAGTGGTACGACCTTCTACTTCTCTGCCAAAGAAATTCAGATGGAGATGACCACAACATCTAGTGTTGCGGGTACAGGAGATGATACAGAGATTGCCCGTCGGTTAATACCAAAAAAATAATCAAAATAACACTTGTCACCGAACCGATTTTGATATATAATTCTACCCGTTAATTTTAGGAATGTATCAAATGAAGTGTGAAGATTATGGCGAGTACAAGGTCGTCATCCTTGAATCCCCCGACGACAACCCCAATGAAACACTTCGTTCCCTAGATACAGACACCCTAATCTTTGTGTCCATGTGCGGATACACGGGCGATGACATCCCACCCAACAGATTCCTAGTCAAGAACTTCGAGAGCTCATTTGAGAATCATCTCCAATGGGAAGGCCTTCTTGACGCCGAGGAACAGGAAGAATACATCGCAAAATGCTGTCGCAAGTTCTGGGAGACCGGAAAGCAGATGGTGATTGAGAACTACGCGTTCCAACAGGACGAACCGTTCTACGACTACAGTAAGTAGTTGACAAACCTTGTTTGATTTGATATAATCTCATCTCAAGCCCACATTATTAATACAGGATAACAATGACAGTAGATGTTAAATACGATCGTGACGATCTGTTGAAAGATTATGCGGTGGGTATGCTGAAAGACTTCTATATGATGGAAGGGGAAACTTCTCCACAGGATGCTTACGCAAGAGCCTCAACCGCATGGTCCACTTTTCAAGGTGAATTAGATGAAGACCTAGCAGAAAGACTATACGAGTATGTGAGTAAAAAGTGGTTCATGTTCGCATCTCCTGTATTGTCTAACGCGCCGCGTAACGGTGAGACCAAAGGTAAGGGTCTCCCGATCTCGTGTTTTCTGACCTATGTCCCAGACACCCTTGAAGGACTGATTGAACACTCCAGCGAGTTGCGCTGGTTGTCCGTGATGGGCGGTGGAGTCGGTGGTCACTGGGGTAATGTCCGAACAGTATCAGACATCGCACCAGGCCCTATTCCTTTTATGCACACGGTTGATGCGGATATGATTGCATACCGACAAGGTAGGACTCGCAAAGGGTCATATGCCGCGTATCTGGACGTGTCACACCCAGACATTGTAGAGTTCCTGAACATCCGTATCCCTACGGGAGACGTACAACGTAAGGCACTCAACATACACAACGCAGTCAATATCTCCGATGAGTTCATGGCTGCGGTCATCAACAACACCGACTTTGACCTACGCGATCCGAAAGACGGTGCGGTCAAAGACACAGTCAATGCCCGTAAATTATGGGAACGTATCCTTGAGATTCGTTTCCGCACAGGTGAACCCTACCTGAACTTCATCGATGCCGCGAATCGTGGTTTGCCGATGTCACTTAAAGAAAAGGGATTACGCATTCACGGGTCAAACCTATGCAATGAAATTCACTTACCGACAAACGAAGACCGCACTGCCGTCTGTTGTTTGTCATCCTTAAACCTAGAGTATTATGATGAATGGAAAGACACTAATATCGTCCGTGATCTTGTTCGTATGTTGGATAACGTTCTCCAATACTTCATCGATCACGCGCCCGATAGTATTTCCCGCGCTCGTTATTCGGCAGAAAGAGAACGAAGTATTGGTTTGGGAGCAATGGGTTTCCACTCACTCCTACAAAAACACGGTGTATCTTGGGAATCAGACAAAGCGCGAGAGATCAATCAGGTTGTATTCCAACACATCTCTGACGACGCTGTCGCTGAAACCCAACTACTGGCAACAGAACGCGGTGAGTATCTTGACGGAGAGAATACCGGACGTAGAAACTCACACCTCTTAGCGATCGCACCTAATGCATCATCGGGCGTAATCTTATCAACATCCCCATCTATTGAACCCCTCAAGGCATGTGCGTACACGCATCGTACACGTGCGGGATCCTTCCTTGTGAAGAACGCGCACCTAGAGAAACTCCTAGAAGAGAAGGGACATAACAACGAATCTACATGGTCTAGTATCATTACTAAAAAAGGGTCGGTGCAACACCTACCATTCCTTAACGAAGGAGAGAAGGCGGTATTCAAGACCGCTCAAGAACTAGACCAGAACTGGGTAGTAACACACGCTGCTGACCGACAACCATACATCTGTCAAGGTCAGTCAGTCAACTTGTTCTTCCCATCCGGTGCACCAAAGCGATACGTCAACAAGGTGCACTTCAAAGCGTGGCAGTCCGGACTCAAAGGGCTGTATTACCTACGCACCGAAGCCAAGTCAAGAGCAGAAACGGTTTCGGACAAAGTCGAACGAGTCGCACTCGAAGATGACAACCGCACAATCATCTACGGCAAGAGTAACTGTCCGTGGTGTAAGTTGGCGACCGAAGAGTTGTCGCTACGAGGTATGGCGTTCGACTACATCGATCTGGAAGAGATCGATAAAACCGCCGCAGAGGTAACTGGGCGAAAGGTCAAAACCGTCCCACAGATCTATATCGAAGGTCGATATGTGGGTGGGTACGAAGATCTAATGAGTCACTTGGAGAGTGATTATAACGCGGCCGAATCAGGTGACGAATGTCGTGCCTGTGAAGGTTAACATGGTTTCACAATAACATTAATAGGACTTATATGTCGTCTTTACTAAAATTTTCAGAAACATATAAACCGTTCCACTATCCGTGGGCGGTCGATTTAGCAAAGAAACATGAAGAGATCCACTGGATTGAGGACGAAGCAGAACTATCAGAAGACGTACAGGATTGGAAGACCAAACTGTCCGCCGCAGAGAAAGAGTTCATCACACACGTCCTACGACTCTTCACACAGTCAGACGTTCAGGTAGGAGAAAACTACCACGAACTACTGATTCCAAAATTTAAAAATAACGAAGTCCGCAACATGCTATCATCGTTTGCGGCACGAGAGGCAGTACACCAACGTGCGTATGCCTTATTGAATGATACCCTTGGTCTACCAGACGAAGACTTCCACAAGTTCCTTGACTACAAGGCAATGGCGGACAAGATCGATTTTATGAAAGAGGGTAACGTCACCTCTCATACAGGTCTTGCACTGGCATTGGCACAATCGGTATTCAACGAAGGTATGTCAGTATTCGCATCATTCGTCATGCTCCTGAACTTCCAACGTTTTGGAAAGATGAAGGGTATGGCGACAATCGTAGAATGGTCCATCCGTGATGAGACTATCCACGTGCAGGGTAACGCGAAGTTGTTTCGCACGTTCTGCGAGGAGCACCCTCGCGTGGTCAACGACGAACTTAAATCCAAGATATATAAGATGGCGCGAAACGCTGTCAAATTGGAAGACAAGTTCATCGACCTTGCGTTCGATGGGAACGAAGTGCAGGGATTGACTAAACAGGAAGTCCGTGACTATATAAGACACATCGCAGATAGACGATTGCTTCAGTTGGGACTGAAGCCAAAATTTAACCAAAAGGACAATCCTCTACCGTGGTTAGATTGGGTGCTCAACGGGGCATCTCACGACAACTTCTTTGAGAAACGAGTGACCGAATATTCTGTCGCTGGTATGGAAGGTGAAGACTACGGATGGGAGGAATTAGAAACTGAGGTAGCTTAGTGGAAGCTGAATATATTATTGAATGTCCGGTATGTGATATGACCACGGTACTACGTGTAAAGTACGCAAGTCTGTATGAAGACGAAGTGCCGTGTCATTGCCCCATGTGCGGGGCAGACGTTGAAGCCGAAGAATCGGACGAATTTTGATAGATGAGATTCCAAGACATTGAAAAATTTTATTGTTTGTCTCTGAAGAGGAGAAAAGATCGCAGAATACGAGTGTCTGAAAATTTGAAGAAACATGATATAGACTTCAAATTTTTTGATGCGGTGGATGGTGATTTTTTGGACATTGAGAGAAAGCCTGGATGGATGATGAGGTCTAGCAACGGGGCTCTAGGAATCATCCAATCTTATATTGAAATCCTTCAAGAAGCGAAGTCTTTGGGTCTGTCCAATTTTCTTATCTTCGAAGACGACGTTGAATTAACAGACACGTTTAGAAAAGATGTCGAAGTGTTTCTAACTAATGTCCCAGATGACTGGGATGCGATATATTTTGGAGGCAATCATCTTAACCATTTCCCTGTACCTATTAACGAACACGTTAGCAAATGTGTGCAGACAAGAACCACACATGCGGTCATTTTTAGAGACTCTTGTTACGACAAGATTCTGAACAGACTCGTGAATTTTGAGAGACCTTTGGATGAAACATTTGCCATCATGCAATTGACTGAAGAAATGGTTTCTTATGTTCCAGTACCACCCTTGGCATGGCAATACGACAGTCATTCTGACATTGAAGAGGCGATGGTGAGTTATCGATTTTTAGAAACATATACTGAAGAAGACTATGAGGATGAGAAGTCTACATGAATTTGAAACAAGTAATACACTCCGTACCAGACTGGCCTGAAGAAGGGATTAACTTCGTAGACGTTACCAGTCTCTTACAGAATCCACAGGCATTCAAACAGAGTGTCCGCACCCTTGTCGATCAAATCGAAGGTAAAGGTTATACGGACATCGTCGCTCCCGACGCCCGTGGGTTCTTGTGGGGTGCGCCTGTTGCCTTGTACTTGGGTATACCTCTACACATTGTCCGCAAACCAAACAAGTTGCCTCCGCCCGTGAAGTCTCGCAAGTATAAGTGCGAGTATGCATCACGCACACTTGAAATCAAAACGACTGCACCCCTGAACAAGAACAGTCAGGTATGCATCATTGATGACGTGAGTGCGACAGGCGGGACGGCACTTGCCATCGCAGAACTACTACAGACGTTCGACGTAACGCAGATCTCCTATGGTTGCGTTATCGACCTTACGTTCTTGGGCGGGACAGAGAAGTTGCGTAGTCGACAGATGAAGACCTATAGTGCGGTTACTTACGATGAGTAGTCTCATACTGATCGCACTGGAACTCGAAGCACCTAAGATGTCGTCGTGGAAGAACGTCCATTTCACAGGTGTCGGTAAGGTCAATGCAGCAATGACTGCTGCGCAACTCATCGAACGACACAAACCAGACGTGGTCTGGAACTTTGGAACCGCAGGTGGTATCACGGTAGACAGTGGTCTACATCGAGTCACACAGTTCGTGCAACGAGACATGGTGTGCGGCGGTATCGGTTGCGACCCCGGCCAGACTCCATTCGAACAGGGTATCGTCCTTGGTGAGGGTGATGGTCTGACGTGCAGTACCGGAGACAACTTCGTCTCTGACCCCAACTTAGAGATTCCTGCTGACCTCGTAGACATGGAGGCGTATGCAATCGCTAAGGTCTGCGAACGTGCGGGTGTCGAGTTCCGTTGTTACAAATATGTCAGTGATCAGGCAGACGGAGACGCATCCGGCGAGTGGTCGAAGACTGTTGCAAACGGAGAACCTTACTTCATAAGGACTTACAGTACCTATAGATAGGTACATGACATGGTTGTATGAAGACAATATATTCGAACCCGAAGAGAACTTCCTAGAAGACTACCAAGGGTTCGTCTACCAAATCACTGAACTTGACACTGGTATGAAGTATATCGGTAAAAAGTTCTTTTGGAAACCCAAGACACTCCCTGTCACCAAGACCCGCAAACGCCGTGTCAAGACGCGCGTTCAATCCGACTGGCCCAGGTACTATGGGTCGAGTCAAGACCTCAAAGAAGCCGTCGCATCCCGCGGCGCAGACAACTACAAACGTGAAATCCTCAAACTCTGCCGCACCAAGGGAGAGTGTTCCTACTACGAGGCAAAACTCCAATTCGAGTACGACGTACTCCTACGCGACGACTACTACAACGCATTTATCGGTTGTAAAATCCACGCGAAACACCTACCAGAAATGTGATAAAATACCTAAAAAAAGTTCATTTATTTTAAAAATAAGTGTTGACAGACGTTTTCAAATCGTGTTATACTTACCTTGTAAGTTAATGAGATAGAGAGAGAACTTGAGATGGCACGAATTATTTACCAAACTGAATACGAACTTGAAGAGATGCGCGATGCTGGTATCGATTTTAACCAAGCCCTGCGTATCATCAAAGGTTTCATGGGTACTGACGATACTCTTGACGCTCTCCAAGGTTTTGAGAAGCGGTACGCGAAAGCGGAAGTCGATGCTCTTGAGACTGACGACTACGATTTCGACCGTGAGTGGAGATACGAAGTCTACTCTTACAACCTTCTGGTTGAAGGTTTCGGTAAACTGTTTGCGCCTAAGGAGGCATAATATGGATTCAGTAGTAGGTAACCTTTATAACGAGTTGATGTGCCTCTGTGAGGTACGTGGGGAGTTGTCTCCCGAAGACAACGCACGTGTCGAGGATCGTATCCTCACGCTTCAACTCCAAATCGAAAAACTGGAGAAATCCAGTTTGTGATAAATTCACATAAAAAAGTTTTCAAAAAGTGTTGACAAATCTTTTTAAAAGAAGTATAATGTCTACATCAAATGAGAAAAGAGATAAGGAATTTAGTTATGAATGATATTGTTGCAATCCACGCTGTTACTGAGTACTACCGTTGTGCGTTCCGCCCCAACGATCCAGAGATGACCGTCTCTGAAGTGCTTGACTTCATCGAGTACATGAACCTATTTTATGTCGGTGAAGAAGCGATCTACCGCTACGACTTCACTATCGCTGAGATCTGTGAAGGCATGATTGACCGATTCAAGTATCGTCCTTCTGTTGATTTTGATGGTGACACCATTGACCGCGAATATGTTCGCGACATGATCTTGGATGCCCGTGAGCGAAAGGTGGCTGCGTAATGACTCAAGTAGAAATGGAACTCTTTGAGCGAATGCTCCAAACCCACGACTGGACGTATCACTACAGCGATGACCATCGCTACTACGTCAAGGGTCGTGATGAAGCCCAACGAATTCGTGTCATGATGGAACGCCTAGAAGCGGCGGGTCAAGGTGACCAAGCGAAAGAACTGTTTGAAAAATACCGACCGGAGTTTATATAATGTTGAATGATATATTGCAAATTGAATCGTCCGCCACAGCAGGTGGATGTCCTTGGGGTATCGGAACTGAAGTGTCTAACGATATGACGCCGATGCAGATGATGGAAAAGGCGGGTGTAGACTGGACCGTAGATAAAGTCCCAACCTACGCTGCAAAAGAGGGTGTTGATCTGATTCCTACAGGCATGGAGGCGCTGGTGCGTTCTTCTGATAACGCAGTTCTCACTCAGGTGGGTGGTAACTGGGAACCCTGTCAGAACCTTGAGGCATTCACATTCTTCAACGAGTACTGTGCCGCTGGTGACATGGAGATGAACTCTGCGGGTTCACTCAAGGGTGGTAAGTTTGTCTACGCACTCGCGAAGATCAAGGAGTCGTTCGACGTGTTGAAGGGTGATCAAGTGGACTCATACCTTCTGTTCTCTAACCCACACGAGTACGGTAAGTCTATTGACATCCGATTCACTCCGATCCGTGTGACCTGTATGAACACGTTGTCTCTCGCACTGAAGGGTTCTGCGAACAACGGTATCAAGGTGAATCACCGACGTGCGTTTGACCCACAGATGGTCAAGCAACACTTGGGTCTCGCACACGAGAAGTTTGACCAGTACAAAGAGATGGCGCAGTTCTTGTCATCCAAGCAGTTCACGTCAGAGACGTTGATCCAATACTACAACTCTCTGTTCCCATCGCAGTCACCTGCGGATGAGGTACGTGAGTACCGTGACCTCGCACCTAACGCGAAGAAGGCGTTCGAGTTGTTGGAGACACAGCCAGGTGCAGAGTTTGGTCGTGGTTCGTGGTGGCAGGCGTTCAACTCTGTTACCTACTTGACTGACCACCAGTTGGGTCGATCTGCGGACGGTCGTATGACTTCTGCGTGGTACGGTGCCAACGGTGTCAAGAAGAAGAAAGCTGCGGAACTCGCGGTAGAAATGGCGGTGGCAGCATGAGTTACAACAAACTGATAGAAACCACTGAGTGGGATGGACGTGCGAGTAACTACATCTACTACACGTCCGAACGAAACACGCACCTTCACGGTTACCAGACCGAAGAGGGTGCGCCCTTTATTCCTTTTGTGACGCGTCTGTTTAGTACCAAAGGACGCACATTTGTCAAAACAAAAGTGGACAAACTACCCGACTAGAGACCTCTCCGTCTATAAATAATTGTAGACGGAGGAGAGTCTAATGCGCACTTTATATACCGCAGGCGTAACTGCCTTGCTGTGCTCCTTGGTTTGGGTTGTTAGCACAGCTAAGTTACATGATGAATATATAAAGGTGATCGATCAGAAGGATAGTCGAATCGCTCAACTAGAGAGAAAGACTGGACAAGATCGCAATACAATTATTAGATATGATATCGGACTAAGGCAATTCTTGTTTAAGTGTACCACCAAACAAGAAATACTCATAGAGAGGAAGCGATACGTCTGTTATCAAATTGAGAAGGCATAGTATCATGAACATTCGTAAAGAAGTCTTCGAGATCTTCGAAGAATTTAAAAAGGCAGACGGTCGCACTGAACGACTGGATGTCTTGTCTAAGTACTCAGACAACTGGGCGTTGCGCGACATCTTGCGCGGGTCTTTCGATCAGACCTTGGTATTCACTCTACCAGAGGGACGCCCACCTTTCACTCCGAACCAACCCCAATCGGTTCCATCTTCCCTAAACAAACTACACAAAAACTTTGGATGGTTCGTCCAAGGAGGTGCGGGCGATCGTCTGTCTGATTTCAAAAGGGAAGACAAATTCATTGAACTGCTCGAATCCATCCATCCGGAGGACGCAGAGTTGGTCTTGAAGATGGTCGCCAAAAAGGCACCATGTCGTTACATAACCAAAAAACTAGTACAGGAGGTATTTCCAGATTTGATCGTCGAGTGATAACACTCAAACAATTCGACACATTACACTAACTTTAAGGAGAAACACCATGTCGAGACAAAAGTTGAACCAACGCAATCGAGGAAAGTATACGAGTAATCGAACGAGAGTGAATAATTATTCAAACTCTGTCCGTTCCGCTTTTCAACAATTTCGATAGGAGGTGACTATCTCTTCAGGTGCGACCGTGAGACTCCTGTCGTAGTGACGTGATCAAATCTTGGTAATGGAAATATAATGCCACAGTATGAGTTTAAAAACAAGGATACCGGAGAAGTCATTGACGTGATTCTCCGGATATCCGAATACGATCAGTGGAAGGCTGATCATCCGGAGTACGAACGATATCATAGTTCGTCTTCCGCCCCTAAATTGGTGTCAGAGAGAAGAGACCCACTCGCAGTCGCGGGTAAGGATTGGTCTGACAAACTAAAACAAATAAAGGCAACGTCCGGTAAGGACAACACCATAAACGTGTAGGGAAGCACATGAGTTTTTCTAATTGGTTTAAGTATGGGAAAGTGAATAAGGTCGACAACGATCCAGATCCTGAAGACATTTCAGTCGACAACGCATATAAGACGCGTTGGATCTGGTACCACACTATCCTAGCACTAGAACTGTTGATGACTAACGTTCTTCTTGCAGGAATACTGACTGCATTGGTGGTTAAACTATAGGAGAGACTATGCGTTCGCTGTGGGCGAAGTTTGTAGATAAGATAATGCCCATCGGTGAATCGGACACAGTCGTTTTTGAAATGAATAGACAGGCAGTATTTGAACAGTTACAGATTGACGAAGGAGTTGTTTATGAGATTTATCTCGACCATCTCAACTATCCCACGTTCGGCGTTGGGCATCTCATCACGAAAGGTGACGGCGAGTACGGCGCTCCAGTCGGAACAAAAGTTTCCCCAGAAAGGGTTGCACAGGTCTTCGAATCAGATCTCGACATCGCCTTGCGAGAGTGTGGTGTGTTATACGGACACATGTGGTCTTGTTTTCCAGGCGAGGTCAAAGAGATCTTGGTCAACATGATGTTTAACCTTGGTAGACCAAGACTAAGTAAGTTTAAGAAAATGAACGGTCACCTAGAACGTGGTGACTACAAGAATGCGGCAGTTGAAGGTCGCGATTCGAGATGGTACCGTCAAGTAGGCAACCGTGCTGAACGACTTATGACAAGGTTAGAGAATGTCTAAAAATGTAATCTTTCAGTATATGATCACGTCTAATGAAGTCGACAAGCGTGGTGGTATCAAAGGATGGGACGGTTCTCGTTCCTCTCTCTACGAAGAGGTCGCAAAGATCTCTCGTGAGTCGTTCGAGAAGTATGCAGAACGAATCGACGCAACACACATTTACTCCAACCGACGCGTAGCGACCGAAGGTCACGGATGTTCGACATCCCTACTGCACGAGTGCGCACGTGTCTGGTTGGATCCTATCTTTGACGAATACGATAACCTGTTGTTTGCGGACACAGATATCGTCGTCAACACTGACGAAAATATCTTCGACCTCATGGAGTCCGGTGCGGATGTCTATGGTGTCCTAGAGTCAGATTTCGTCACTGCCTCCGGCGGTGGTTACAACTCATGGGATGGGCCCGGCGATACCTACGACAACTTCTGTCGTAAGTTCTCCCTACACGACTGCCCGATCGTCCCAGTGATGCCGCCCAATCGCCCCTCTAAGATAACCATCATGAACACGGGTGTGGTCCTGTGGACAAAGGAAGCGCGTCTACGCGCACGTGAACTGTTCCTACCTTGGGAAGAGTGGTGTTACACAGGTGACTTCCACATGTCTATTATGAACGACCAGCCCTACATCTCCGCGCAGTTGATGAAGCACGATTTCGATATCGAGACCATCGATCAGACGTGGAACGATTCCCCCCACTACGCAACCGAAGAGGAGTTTTTCCAGAAGGCACGTTTCTGTCACTACACTGGTGGTGAATGGAAAGTGGATATGGTACGTCACTGGAACGATTGCAGGTACAAAACCCAGCGAGAAGGTGACTCAGTAAAATTCAGTAGATCATTATTCCCATAGGAGTTTTTTGTGAATAATACCAACATATTTTTAAAATGAGTGTTGACAAACACTCCTCTCTCCTGTATAGTATAGACTTGGAAGTGAGAGAACGGAGATCCGAAATGGAAACACTCTATCGAGTTGAGAACGCCGAACTAGGTATCGCATCTGAGATACGCAAAACCCTAGAAGGTTCCAAGCGAACATACGCCCTGTATATGATCGACACTGATGCTGACGCGGTTGTAATGACTCAGTTGGGTGACAACTATGATCGATTCATCGACAAGGCAGATGAGTTTGCACATGTGAATGCATGGGCAAGCTAGATGTACGAAGCGGTAAACCATAAACATGGTCGTCGTGCGGTAGTCGATGAGGCACCAACCGACAAATATGAATATCGTCTAGTGATGTATCAAGACGGTCTATCAGTAGCTGTGAAATTCGGTAAAAATCGCCACGATTTAGAGTGGTACGCCGATAAATTTATACGAGAGGGCAAGGTGGTATGACCAAAGAAATCCAAGTTAAAATCGACGACATCGTCACTCACTATATGTACACAACAGAGTATGCGCCAGACTGGGCAAATATGCAGGTCGCTCTGTACGATGAAGGGTTGACACCCAGTGAGGTCTATGTTATTATGCAAAACGTTCGAGAGGAGGGAGTCGCCCCGTGAGGGATAAGGTAATACTCGTTGATTGTGATGGTGTCTTGTTAGACTGGATGTATGCATTTCAACAGTGGATGAAACGCCACAACTATATGATTAAAAACCCAGACGTGTATGACGTAGGTGTTATGTACGGTTTGGAACGCAACGAGAAGCGACGACTCTGTCGCATGTTCAACGAGAGTGCGACGATCCGCAAGGTTCCACCACTCCGTGACGCAATCAAGTACGTCCGTAAGTTACACGAAGAACACGGTTACGTGTTTCACGCAATCACCTCTTTGAGTAACGACGAATACGCGCAACACCTGCGCACCAAAAATCTCCAAGAACTGTTTGGTCCAACTGTCTTCGAGAAGTATGTTTATCTCGACACGGGAGCGGACAAAGACGAAGAGTTAGAGTTCTACCGCGACACAGGATGCCTGTGGGTAGAAGACAAGGTAGAGAATGCCATCGCTGGTGCGAAGGTAGGTCTTGAGTCTGTAGTGATGTCGCACGGTTACAATCAGAACAGTGAGTTCCCATTGATGCGTAACTGGAAAGATATATACGACTACGTCTTAGGACAATAAGTTCCCGCTCAAGGTAGCATGTCGGGGGGTCTCTGGACCCCCCTTTTTTTTATATAAATAACTAGGTCATTAACTACGAGATATACTCATGAGATTTGTCGGTTACAGTGAATATTATCATGATGCAGGATTCGCGATCATCAACGAAGATGGTGTGGTCGAGTTTGCAACGCACGGAGAACGTTACTCCAAAAAGAAAAACGACCCCCACCTACCAGAAGCGCTCTGGGACATGGTCAGAGACGACGACCATTTGTCATTCTACGAGGACCAAACCCTCAAGTTTGATATGCGTGGCGGCATCGAGACCACAGGAGATACTGCACACCTTAAAGATCGTCCAGACACTGCGGAAGAAACCTTCAACCGTATGATCATCCCGAACGCGCAACACTTTGATGTCAACCACATGCACCACGAGTCACATTGTGCGGCTGCGTTCTACACGCGTCCGTGGGACTCCGCAGAGGATACCGTTCTGGTATCGATCGACGGTGTCGGTGAGTTGCAGACCGCGACCATTATGGACCACAACTTCAATCTAATCAAAGAGTGGCACTACCCTAAGTCGGTCGGTCTAGTCTACACAGTCGCAACCAAGTTACTAGGACTACGTCCACTCGAAGACGAATATGTCGTCATGGGTCTATCTGCATACCACGAAACAGACGAAGCGTCCAACGAACTGACGCAGTGGTTGATCAACTGGTATGACAACCTAGAGGACATTGCACCAGAGATCGCAGAAGGTATCGCAGTCGGTATCGAGACATCCCCTCGTGAGATCGCACGTAAGAAGTGGAGGGCAGAATTCAAGAAAAGAATCCAGGCGTTAGAGGACAAGGTCGTCGCACGTGCGGTTCAGGACTTCGCGGATTACGCAATCATGGGTATAATGCGCGAAGCGTCTAAATACGGTAAGAAGTTGTGTTACTCTGGGGGGTGCGCACAGAACGTCGTAATCAACTCGCGTCTGTTTGAGTTGTTCGACGAAGTGCATATTGCAGTATCACCAACAGACGCTGGTTCAGGTCTAGGTACTGCCGCACGTTCATGGGCAAAAGCAACAGGAAAAGACAAACTAATTTGGAGTCCGTATGCGGGGTATGATATCAAAAGGGATGTGGATCCTAGCGCTATCGTTGACCATCTACTTGAACATCGTTATTGTGGAATCGCTAGTGGAAGGGCTGAGTTTGGTCCTCGTGCTCTTGGCAACCGATCCCTTATCGCTGATGTAAGATACGACGTACAAGATACCGTAAACACAATCAAGCGGCGACAGAAATACCGTCCGTTCGCACCGGCCATTCTGGAAGAATATGCAGAGGAGTATTTCGACGGTCCAATGAACGAACACATGCAATTTACTTCGTGGGCAAAACACGATTATGCACCAGTAACACACGTGGATGGATCGGCACGTGTACAGATTGTACGCAAGGATTGCGAATCGGTGTTCCGTAAGGTCATCGAGGAGTACTACGACAGGACAGGAGTACCAATGCTCCTGAACACCTCTCTCAACATTCGCGGTCGTCCTATGGTTAATGACGAACTGGACGCCGAGATGTGGGAACAGAAGTATGAGGTGAAGGTGTTCTAGGCACCCGATCCCAACTTCGCTCGGGGTGCCTTCGGGCACCCCATTTTAATAAAAATAAAGGTTGGATATGGGACATCTAAAGGACATAGGTCTTAACTACTTCGAACATCTACGCAGGGCATGGACGATCGCGTTCGTATCTTTTGTGCATGGTCTACTACCATTCATTTGGGAAGACAAGGCGAAAGAACTGATTAACGGCGACCCCCAAGATTTTAAGGTGAAGTGATGGAAGAGGAGTTTATCTGTCCGGACGATATGGTCTGTATTGACGCAGAGACATGGGAAATGATCGCAGAAGAATATGATCTTGCGATGGATATGTCAGATGTTTCAAGAACAAGTGATGTACAGGCAATCGTAGATCTTTCGTGGGAGTTGTTATTTCTTCATCCGTGGGAGTTGATCTACATCGGTCTACCGATGAGCGTTCTCGCGTTTTATGGACTGTCCATATATGCAGCCTACAGATGGATACAGAAGAGGTTTTCATGACAGAAGAAACATCACCAGCAGCACCAATTAAAAAGAAACTGGAACTTGAACTTGAGTTAGACACAACCCAGAAGGAAGTTCTTCCAAATCGATTCGATGCGTTACTTGAGTTCGCGGACGTATTAGATGCATATCGCATTTTCCCTCGTGCGTTCATCGGTGTCTACCTATATCTACTCATCGAAACCGTACAGTGGTTCATGACGATACCAGAACCTAACGCATCACAGGCGGGTCTGATCTCCGTAGTAGTCGGGGCAGGCGCAGCTTGGTTTGGTCTATATACCTCTACAGGATCGGCACGTAAAGTAAAGAGTATTAAGACGAACTAATGGCATCGGAACTTGTGACTTGGAGGGGGACGCCCGGAGTAGGTGATTTCATGTGGGCGTTGAATTCGTGTCACAGGTATGCCGCTGATCAAAACGTTTCTAAAATAAACCTAGAGTTTCACTGGGAGCATGGTGAGGACTACCTACACCATTTCGAAGACCCAGAGACCATCATCGAACGTTGTGGCTACATCCACAACTTCTACCACGACAAGGATCGCGTAGAGATACATCATATCTTTAACGCACAAGGTAGATACAAACACTGGAAATTTTCGGACGACATTGTTACCGATCCCAGTGGAGAGAAACGTATCGCTGCGAAGAGTCATGGTATGGAAAAGGCGAGATTTTGGTTTGAGAGCGGTTACTACAACGATGCGACTGGATCTACTGCCCCCGACAACGACTGGATTTTTCGTAAGGATGCGTTCAGAGAGATTGTTCAGGACCGTATAGTCATATGGAGACCGACGTGGAACGCAGAGAAACCTCGCACTTGGAAGAGACAGTTCACCAACGAGGATTGGGAATGTCTGATCATGGACCTCAAAACGATGGGGTTCAACGTCTACGAGTTGGGATACCGCACACCCGTGCGTGAGGCGATGGAGCTGATATCCACATCGCGTCTGGTGATCTGTTACGACGGTATCTGGCACTACATCGCAAAAAACTTCGCACGACCGATGGCAGTAGTGTCCGGTGAAGGAGTGACTAAATACCATACACCGAATGCGTTACGGATGAATCCAACCGTGTCGTATGACGAAAAGAACCCTTGGTGGTGGGTGTCCAATATTGGGGATCTGTTAGGACATACTAAGGACAAAGCAGTAGACTATGAAAATAAAATGAGGCAGTATTATGGAAATGACTAGAGAAACCTTTACGATCGACCGTGCGGTCATCGAGGTCGCGGGTGGATGTAACTACTCGTGTTCGATGTGTCCGCAAGACCTACGTGAGGGCGGTCGTCACAAGGGATTCCGTCGCATCATGAAACTCGATGAGTTCGAAGGATATGTTGCAGACTGTGCGAAGCATGGGCTCCGTGTCGTGAACCTTGACGGTTCCGGTGAGGCGACGATGGCAAAGAACCTACCTGAGTATATCAAGGTAGTAAAGAAGTATGGGGCAAAGTGTTTCATCTTCTCTAACGGATTTAAGATGGAAGGTCAGTACATGCGTGACTGTGTCGACGCGGGACTGGACTTCTACCGATTTTCATTCATTGGGTCAGACGAACAAGACTACACCAAATGGATGTACAACGCTGTAGGTGGACACTACGCGCAAATCAAGCGCAACATTCAGGAAATGGTTTCCTACGTCAATGAGACAGGCGCAGACTGCGTAGTGTCTACCTATCACCTCATCACCGACAACGATAAGATCGATGAGGAACTTGATAAATATAAGTCACTGGTCGAGGAGTTGGGCGTCAAGACAGAGATCTGGAAAATGCACAACTGGTCCGGTGCTTATGAAATTGGTGATAACGCAAGAATAGGAAAGGTGAAGAGTTGTGGACGACCATTTAGTCCAGATGTTGTTATACGTGCTGGAGGTCTTGACGGTAAACATGGTGGCGTACACCCTTGTTGTCAAGTACTGGGACGGGATGAGGAGGCGGTCCTTGGACACTGTCAAGACGACACTATCGAGGACATCTTCTTCGGTGCGGAATACGAGAAACTTCGTGAACAACACCGAACAGGTGAATACCCAGGCTTCTGCAAAGATTGTGACTTCCTAGTCGACGATCCAGAAGTTCTGGTATACACCAACCACGAACGTGACCTCATGAAGATGCACGGAACGAACTTCACCCTCAACGACTACAGGGACAACACTTGAGGATACTACTCTTCGCATTGACGGAGACGTATGAAACTCTCGTACCCGCGTTAGAGGAGAAGGGACACACCGTTAAGTTGATTAATCAACACAGCGGTACCGGCGTCAACCTATATTACGGTGGCCCAGAAGCAATCGTGTGGGCGGAAAAAGAGATACGCAGGTTCAAACCCGACATTGTCGTGAGTAATATGGCAGGTCTGGTATTCTCTCCGTCTGACGACTACACTTATTTTGGAAATACGTTGGAGAGTTCACGTCTGGAACTATATAAGTGGGAGACGCGACAGAAGGCCTGGGAGTATGGATTCGATCTCGCAGAAGTGGTGCTGGAGTGTAATCACCACGAGATGCAGAGGTTTCCGTACACAACTTATCTGAAGTCAAAGTATCACGACACATGGTGTCAGGCGTGGAAGGTCTTACCGGACGCAGACCTTGAGACTCAAAACGAAATATTCAAAGCGGAGGGTTCGTTCCCCGCATTCGTGGAGAAAGAGATAGACTTCGAGGTTGAAGGATACTGTCAGTACCGAATCTGTAACGGGACATACACGATCACATCAATCAAGGGGATTCACGGTGATGTGTCTGGTTACAAGATTATGGGCGCTGAGACCGACTGGAGAAATTTGACCTGTATGAGAGACCTCACCTCGGAACAAGAAGAGGTCTACAGAGAGAGATGCGAAGACTGGTTGGAATACGCGGCGAGTCTTGGTGGTAATTACGAAGGGAATATATCGGGTTGTATCACATCCGATCTGAAGGTTTACTGGTTCGAACACAATGGACGACAAAGTATGTATTCGAACTTCATAGGTGACGCCGACTTGTGGTTAGAGTCGTTCACCAAAAACACTGACGAAAATTTTTGGGTATTCAACGATCACATAAAAGGAGAATAATAATGTGGGGAATGACTAAGGTAGCGGCATACGTCGCAACAGCGCAGGCGTGGGTAAAGGAACGCCTAGGAGAACGTACTACATGGGACGGAACAGTAATCGTCGCAGTCTGTGGTAGTTACATCCTGTTTGAATCGCTCATCGGTATGGTCGCATACGCAGGTGTCTTATACGGACTCTGGACCATCTGGAAAGAAGAGCAGAAATAATACTAATAAACCGGACTTCGCGTCCGGTTTTTTTATAAATAATATGACTTGGAAGTGATCTCTGGCCAGATATATGCACTCCAAGTCCATTAGAATTCTAACGAGGAAAATACAACAATGGAAACTCCAGCATCTCAAGTAAGTATGCGTTCAATGCACGACCACTGGATGGTCGGTGCGCCTTCTTCAGGCAACACATATTTCCAAAACCTATATGGCATGTATGTCCGTAACTGTCACGGTGTTGAAACTGGGTCTAACCTAGAAATCGCAAAGTATGCATACTATGTTGACCAGAAACCTGTATGTGCTACGTCACTAGGTTGCACTCCAGACGCAGATTTCATGTCTGGTGACCAAATGCAAGAAGACCTATCTTCAGGTCAACTGTCTACATCTCAGATCTTCAAAGTCACTCGTGATTGGAAAGACGTGATGGTATGTAACTGGAAAACATACGCTCCAGAACAGTCATTCACTGAGTTTGCAGAGGGACCAATGGGTTTCTCTATGTTATCAGATTTCGTCCTAGCGTCGAATGCGGTAACTGCTGCAAAAGAGTGGTCATACGAAGACGCAGTTGCTAACCCACACCAGTTTATGGCAGAGTTAGTTCACGCACTTCTACCACGCGAAGACAACTCAAATCTTGTTGACTTCGGCAGGGCAAAGGAAGAAATCAACCAAGATATCATCGACGTTGTCGTTCAAGATTCAGGTATCCGTCGTTGCCGTGAGGGAACAGGCGAAGACCTAATGGAACGCGTAGGTATCTGGAAGGAGTGGTTGACTCCAGAAGAAGCAGAAATGGTCAACGAGTGGGAAGCGCAACAGTAACCACTTATTGATGTGATAGATAAAGACGGGATGGGAAACCTACCCGTCTTTTTTTTGGTCTAGGAAATGTTACTCGTGAAATACAAAAAGTGTTATCTGACGGGATGCGACTCCAATACGGAGTGGCAGTTGCCTTGGTTCCTAGAGAACTGGCAGTGGCACTCTGGTGTCCCTCTGTTGATTGCAAATTTTGGCATGTCAGAAGAAATGATAGGACACCTTCATCAACACCCCACCTACATGAAGCGAATGCAAGTCTTTTCGTTCGAATCTTCGGTTACGGGCTGGTTCAAGAAACCCACCGCAATTTGGGTCGCCACGAAGATGTCTTCTCGTATTTGCTGGTTAGACACCGACTGTCAAATAAACGCTGAGATAGACACTATCTGGGACCACTTCCAACCCAACGTTCTCAACATGGTTCAGGATCGCCCGTGGACTAAACGTCGTCCTGAAAATGGAGACTGGTACAATTCGGGAGTGGTGATGACTGATAGAAATGAAATTCTACGTGCATGGAGAGACAAAACAGAATCTCAACCGGACCAAGGGGATCAAGAAGTACTACACTATATGTTATCCCCCATAGAAAAATTGGGAAAAATAAATCCAATACCGCATAAATATAATACATTAAGGTTGGACTATATAGACAATGTAGCGGTTACCAATCCGGTGATCATCCATCATACCGGACAGAAGGGTAACCTCAAAATAAAACAGATGATGAACCTGTCATAGGAGGCAGTTATGCTTAGTGGTTTAATAGGGTCAATATTGGGGTTCGGTAGTTCAGTCGTTCCTGCTATTACGGAACACTATAAGACCAAAAAGAGTATGGAGTTTGAACTCAAGAAAATGGAGAAGATGGCGGAACTCACCGCCAAAGGTTACGAACATGAAATTCGACGTTTTGCTGAGATGGGTCTTCACGAAGAACAGAAGGCTCTTTTAGAACACGACACGGCGATTTCTAGGGGGACTGGGTTTATGTCCGCACTTCAAAAGTCAGTGCGTCCTGTCATAACTTACGCTTTCTTCGGTCTATTTGCAGCGATAGAAATTGCATTGTTGCAAGAAACCCTCAGTAACGGGACACCGTTATCAGAGGCTTTAAACACATTATGGGACGATGATACAAAGGCAATCTTTGCTGCGATCATCTCGTTTTGGTTCGGGTCACGAGCTGTCGAAAAGGCACGCTCTCAAATTTAACAAGGATATATTATGAAAACCCTACGTAATCGTATGATCGATGCGACTATCGCTCATATGAAAGGAAAGATCGCCCTGCACAAAGCAAACGTGGAGGTCTATCTACAAAACCCAGCGGGTATCGGTGAACATTCAGACGTAATGGAGGCTTTGGAACAAGAGTTAAAGCAGGTTGCCGAGTATCAAGATATCTTGGAGGTTGCTTACTCGATCGTTCCTGATACGGAATAAATGTATGAATATCGTGCGACTATTAATAGATGGGTTGATGGTGATACTGTTGACCTTGATATCGATCTTGGGTTTGGGATCGTATATGCTAATCAAAGGGTTCGCCTCTTTGGTATCGACGCGTTCGAGACAAGAACAAGAGATCTGCACGAAAAGCAGAAAGGTCTGGCCGCGAAAGACTTTGTCGAACGTATGGCTCCCAACGGAACTCAAGTAATACTTAGATCCGTAAAGGACGGCAAAGGAAAGTTCGGTCGCATACTAGGTGAGATCATTATAGATACACCAAAGGGTCAACAGAATCTGAATACCTTACTCACATTCGAAGGACATGCAGTCAGGTATGAATATTAAAATAATAGGTGTAGTAGTCTTAATGGGTCTATTGGTTTCATGCGAACCAAGTCAACAATCACTAAACAAGACACATGACATCACAGGGGAATATGTCGACATTCGAGTACAGACATTCTCATCACAACGTCAACTCAACAAGTATTTAAAACGAAAGGAAGGCGAAGAGGTTGAGGGTCTCGCTCAGTGGGCGCATCCAAAGGGTGACCTAACTAAGGTCAAAAGGTGTGACATATACGTCGTAGAACCAAGAGGTTCACGCGACTATGGTCAAATGGAAACATGGGGACACGAGCTGATGCACTGCATCTACGGGTCGTATCACCCAGAAGGTCAGAGATAATGAAAGTCAATTTAATCGGTAACGGAGACAACGCAGGTCTTTTCAAAAGACGTGAAGACGGGACGTTCCCAAAGGGTACCAACGTCGTGTGCAATATGCCACCAATAGACATGTTGTCGATGGAAGTCTACGCGTCTGTTATGGTCGACTTCAAAATGATGGTCGCGCTGGATGACGGCAAGATTGACTTGGGCAAGTATGACTGGGTCCTTGGTAACAGACCTCGCCGCTGGATGGAACAAAAACCATCATTCTACTTAAAGTATGCACAGAACGTGAAGGGGTTTCACACCTACGTTCCTAAATACGCGCAACTACCAGGCCATAAACTGGAAGATGCAGCAACCAATTACTCGTGTGGCCACGTCGCAGCGGACTACGTTTGTAGAATCATGAAGGCTACCGAAGTTCATATGTACGGATTCGACTCAATGTTCGATATGAACCTCGCCAGTTACACCGATAATTTCCTAGTAAGTGATCGTAGTGCATTGAACGTGCATCGCATGGCATCAAACTGGAGACCGATTTGGACCAAGTTCTTCACGGAGTTCAAGGATACCAAGTTTGTCATTCACCACTCACACGCAGACATCAAAATAATTCTGCCAGAAAACGTCACAGTAGAGGTTGGGAAACTCGATGGAGAAGAAAGTTAAGTACGTCTTAGATTTTATCAAGTATACTGGGGTAGACATCAAACACTGTTGGGAGGACTATCCCAACGTCTTGATCTGGTGTGGTGTCGCTGGACTCATACTATACTTCATATAAAAGAAAGGGGGACACATGGTCCCCCTTTTTGGTTCTTACTTGTCGGGTAAGTTTTAGAAGATTTTGACCATACCTTTCATGATCATCTCTTCCTCTGGGCGGCCGCCCTGAGATTGAACATCACCATCCCAAATAGATCTTACTGCAAATGCTTCCTCAACGCCTATTGAAGAGTCTTGCTCTTCGCCGTTGATCCAACGCTTAGGCGATGGAGCACCATACCAAATATCAATGATGTCGAAGTCCTCTGTACAGTAAGGCGCGAACGTCTCACGTACTTGGTCTTCTTCAAATCCTGTTTCAGGATGTGCCATTGGCACTCCTAAGAATACTACTGCGTCGAACTTCTCTGAAGTCGAACCGTTCATTTCCCATGAATCCATACCGTGCTGATACTGAACCGAGCAAGGCATTAATTCTTCTCCCAGACCCATCATTGGGTAGACTGCACCGTGCATTGCACCTTGATGTGAAGGTGATGGTGGCATTATTACTGTCATGCTGGCATCGTACTTTGCCCACTTCCACCATGCTGGTATGAATTGCGCAACGATGTTTAGATCTGGGAATGTGTGCATACCAGTTCGCTCTGGTGGCATCACGTCAATCATACGACCAGCGTATTGATCTAGCATCCAGTGTGACTGAGACGCTTGGTGATGACCTACGAAAAGAATGTTCGAGTAACCGCGATTCGCGATCATATTACAGAACATTGGTGCACGGTTTAGGCCCTCTTCTACGACGTTGACAGAATCATCTGCCCAACGCACGTAAGTGCCTTCTAACTGTGTCCACGACTTCATTGCGCCGTTGACTTCACGTGCAACTTCTTCTTTCTCGCCGCCGTATACAGTCTGTTCTAACCCAGGCTTACGAACAATGGTTTCTAGTTTTGTGTTAAAAAACATTGGTTAGTTTCCCTTGTAAATGTTTTGAATGTGTGTTTCAAATTTTTCGATCTTCTCAACGCGATCTGGCCATAGGATGTATTCCTTCTCAGGAGACATCTTCAAGTTTGCTAGCAAGGGCAATATCGCGTCATATAAAAGATCTAAGCGCGCTTGGTATTCATCGACTGAAGACTCGACAGACTCTAATCTCTGCGCAGATTCGAGTTCTGATTCGTCGACTAAAAAAAGTGTTGACAGTACGTGTTTTTGGTGGTAAAATATCTCTATCCAATGGGGAGAGTAGATACCAATAACTATGAACATATTTATACTAAACGAGAGTCCCGTGATCTCGGCACAAGAACAGTGCGACAAACACGTGGTCAAGATGATCGTCGAGTCAGCGCAGATGTTGAGTACTGCACACCGAATGCTCGATGGTGAATTATACCACAGACCATCCAAGTCCGGCAAGAGAATGGTGAAGTACTACGACCATCCTACCCTTGACAATGTCCTATACAAAGCTGTTCATCACGGTCACCCGTGCACGGTCTGGACGATGGAATCAATCTGCAACTACATCTGGCACTACCGACACTTCATTGCCCTGTGTGATGAATATATGTATCGCTACGGTAAACGCCACTTGACAGACACCCTTCTACGTGATACACTACAAACTCCACCGGCAAATGCGCCCAAGGTGGAACGCACTCCGTTCAAACTCGCAATGGGTTCGAATCCAGAGTGTATTATGGATGATCCTGTAGAGTCGTATCGTGCGTTCTATCAGACCAAACAGGATCGGTTTACTATGGTGTGGACGAATCGTCCCACTCCAGAATGGTTTGAGGTAAAGAATGAAAGAGCAAGTGCTTAAGATCATTAAGGAAGAGATCAACGAGAAGATGGAACAGATTCGAAATCTACCCATCGACAACACATCACCCAACACCAAGTTGCATTTTCTTACAACGGAGTTGAGTGCAATGCAACAAATTTTACGACGCATGGAGAAAGAGTTGTGATTCACGGTTCAATGAAACATACTCCATCGGGGAGGAGAAAAACATACAATGCATGGACTACTAAGAAGAGCAAACCAGTGGAGTTTAAACCACTTAGGAACACATTTAGTTATCGTGGTGATGACGTTCACTATCCTTCTGCTGACAGCGGCGGGTGTGCAACTGCCAAGCCTGATAAACTGTCTTACACTGGCACTCTCGTAAAGGGTATCGGTACAATGCACAAGTCGAACGCTGTTCCGGTGATCGACGAACAACAGATGAAAGACCTTGCGTCTATGAGGAGATGAGATGGAAATAGGAATCGTGATTTTTCTAGGAGTCGTGTGTGCGATTACCGCTGTCTGGTTGTACATCGATAACCTGAAGTACGAGTTGCGCAACATGACCTTCGATCGGGACATGTACGCACGACTCTATGAGTTGTACAAAGGTGATAAATGATTAACCTGTATTTTCAGGGTAGAGTCAAGAATCGTGCCCGATACGAGGAGTTCGCGTGTAACGTCCTAAATGAGTTGTTACCGCGTCCCTTCAAACGGGAGGTTGAGGTGTTCGTCCACTTCACCAAGAACATCAATGAAATGGGTCTCTGTCACGTTGAGGAAAAAGACGTAATTGGAGTGCAGATCAACACCGACCAGAGTGCAGGTGAGATCGCCCAAACTCTCGCCCACGAACTGGTCCACGTCAAACAGTTCATTCGCAAGGAATTGAACGCGGATATGGATCGATGGAAAAGAGACCGTATCCCCGAAGACGTGATGATCCCCTACCGCAGTCAACCTTGGGAGATAGAAGCCTACGAGATGGAAGGTTGGTTGACCGAGGCATATTGGTAATATTACCATAAAAAAGTTTTCAAAAGGTGTTGACTTCTGATTGACCGCCAATTATACTAGCTGTGTAAATTGAGTTGAGAGAGAAATATGATGAAATTTGAGAACACTGCAAACGTCGGAGACATGATCCGCGCATATGATTTTGAACCGATGTCAGATCGTCCCGATTCCTACCTCGTTGGTGAGGTGATTGAGAAGGGTGCGATTTACGCGAAACCCCACTACACTGCTCCTCGGAAAGTCTACATGTGTGATGGTTACACCATCTTCGTCAAGGACTCTGTGACGGGTTCTGTTGAACACGACATTCAACGTGTGGGTCGCATCATGTACGTCCCCTTCGAGATGGCTGGTCGTGATTTTGACTGTCGCGTGGAGGTGATCAGTGAGTAATCTAGTTGAGTTCATTTTTGGTCAAGCTGTCATCTGGGGTTTCATTTACTCCGGAATGATGCTCGCCTCTGGTCACCCTGTTGAGCCCTACGTCTACTAAGGATATTATTATGAGTGCTACATTTGAACGAATTTGGGAAGAGTTGGTCCCTAGAGAAGGTAACGCTGCTACTGTTGCGGGTGAGATGATCCGTGCTGCAGGTCGTCTGCGTTACGACTTTTACAACAACGGGATGGGCAACAACACATCCGGTGCCCTGAAGTTCCTACGTGAGAAGAGCGCGATTGACAAGGAGTTGTTTGATTACGTCCTACCCTACACGACAGGTCGACTCTACAAGGGTAACTACGAGAATGATCTATTCCACATCGCGATCGATCGCATCGTGGAGATGACCACCAAGATGGTGACTTACAATCCTCAGTTGATGACGATGAAGAACACCGAAGACATGTTCGACTACTCCGATGAGGATCTCGATGAGACTTGCCCTGAGTGTTCGGGTTACGGATATGACGATTACGGAGACGAAGACTGTTATATGTGTGATGGTACTGGATTTGTTGGCCAACAGTAATGAGTGAACTTGGACTTATTTTAGCGTTTCTAATCGTCGTCGGTATCTGGTTGTGTATCGACATCGATGATTGAGTTCAGAGGGGAGTCGGTCTTGCGAAGATTCCGACTGACAGGTATGTGGACCACTCCCCTATTTTTACAATTGCGACAAATTACCAAAAATAACCCTTGCATATTTTTGAAACGTGTGCGATAATGTCTGTATTGAATGAGAGGAGAGATGTTGTGGAGAATTTGAAAGGTCGCGTGATACAGATTAACGTTGAGGGGGTAACCCGTCTTGGTGAGGTCATCGGTGACCGTGGCGAACAGGTTGCGGTTTGGTTCCCACCAGTCAGTAGCGCGGACGATTCTGAAGTCAAGTACTTCGCCAAGTGGAGACTGCTCACCAGTGAGTACTACTTCGGTGATGTCCCCAGTGCGATGGGTGTCTACCTCATCGCGAAACCAATCATAGAGGAGTGTGCGTAATGTTTAAAATGCCAGAAACTATCTGGAGACTATATGTGGTCGAGTTTACCTACTACGGTAAACGAGTGTTCAAGGAGCTGATGTACAATGACATCGTCGGTGAACCTGAACGCGCTGTCGGTTCGACTGTGACGGTCAACGTCAATAAACAGAAACGAATCGGTATCATTCACGGTATTGCATAAGGAGTCCTATGCCTAAAATCGTTAAGTTAAATTTCGCTAAGAAGGTGCGCTACATCTTCGACAAGGAGACTGAAGAGAACCTTCAGTTGGGCGAGAAGGTGACCAACCACTTCGGTTCGTTCATCAACAACTCGTGGGAGATGTCGGACGTGAAGCGCTTTCACAAAACACTCCGTGAGTGCGGACTATCAGTCGAGGAGTTCCTCGCGAAGAAATGGACACCACCGAAGAAGAAGGCTCCCGCCAAGAAGCGGGTAAGGAAAAAGAAATAATGCGGACTGCCTATCGCAGAGCATTGAACGCGGGTCTGACCACCAGTCAGGCCCACAAGTATTCCGACTACTATCGTCGCAAGACGATCCTACCAAAACGCGACAGCGAGAAGACCAAGACCTACACCGCCGAGTGGAAACTCGAAAACGAACACCCCGACTTGATCGGTCCACTCAAGGATTTCAAGGACGTGGAGAAGTTTGTAAAACAAGTGACCGCATCCAAGACGTGGGAGAAGGTGTCTCGTTACCACGGCAAGGTGCGAGTCGTCCAGTCGCGTAACATGGGAAGTCGCGCGGCCTACATGGGTAGGTCGCACGGGTCGTGGATCGAGATCTCGCCCGCGTTTGACTTCAACAAGTACATCGTCCTACACGAACTGGCGCATAGTGCAGGATTCAACCACCACCACGTGACCTTCCGTGAGTGTCTTTTGAAGTTGGTGTCGAGGTTTCTTGGTCGTGAGACCGCCGCGATCCTGAAGGCGAACTTCAAGGAACAGGGTCTGCGGGTAACCCCGTCGAAAGCGAAGGATCCAGTTGCTTGGTTGAAAGCAGTAAAAAACGCACCCCTTATTCCAAAATAATCTAAGAAAACACTTGCATTTGTTTTCAGATCAGGTATAATGGGAGTCTATTTTGGTTGAGAAGAGGAGTTAAGAGGTATGGAGTTGCAAGGATATATCGACGCAACTTACGAACGACTGGTTGAACGATTAGGAGAGCCCAATATCTTTTACGAGTGGTTTTTTGAAGGATACGACATCTACGGTGAGGAGTTTGATATCACCATCGTCGGACAACACAAGGACACTGTGATGTGGCACGTCGTCGCTAACGACCCCTGTGCCATGGAGATTGTCGAACAGAAGATCCAACCAGAGAGAGAGTTGATTATGATGAGTTTGATTGAGAAGTATGAAGCCCGTGGTCTCCAGTTGGAGATCGATGAAGCGCGAATCGTCGCCAAGTGTGTCCGTCCTACTAAACGTGCTCGTCTTGGTTACAAGATTGAGTTCAACTACCGATACGGTAGTGTCGCTCGCATGATCACCCACGTTGAAGAGTTCCTTGCGGGTCTCGAACGTGCCGACCAGTGGAAGGAAGAGCGTAAGATCGCTCGTGCCGCAGCCAAGGTTGCTGCTCTTGAGGGCGTCAAGGAGGGTGACATCTACGTCGCCTCTTGGGGTTGGGAACAGACCAACATTGATGCCTACCAAGTCGTCGCCAAGAAGGGTGCGACTGTCACTCTGCGTGAGATCGCGGTTGCCTCTATTGAGGGTTCTGAAGGTTTCATGAGTGACCGCGTTGTCCCCGTCAAAGATGAGTTCATCGGTGCTGAGTTCAAGAAGCGAATCACTGGTAAGTACATCAACATCGACGATGTACGAAGTGCAAGTCCTGCCGAAGAAGGCAAAGAGTTCTACCGCAGTTGGTACGCGTAATGAGTTTCCGTCATTGGTGTTGCCAGAAGTGGTTCGAACACAGAGAAGAGATTGAGGTGATCACTGGTAGATTTCCCGCCTACACCTCAATCGATTATTTTGGAATGTACAAGTGGTGGTTGAAGAGAGAATACCGTCACGAAATGAAAGGAGAGAAGTAATGGAATTTGTAGCTAAACCCCAACTAACTAATCGTCGACACACTGAGACGTTCGACACCCTCAAAGACGCCGTTGACTACCTCAACGAGTTCAACAACCTTGGTGATGAGGAGGGTGGTTTCCCCCGTCTCAAGGCAGAGGACTTCGCCCTTGTCGGTAAGTTATCAACCCCTACTGGGTTCTACTACCGTGAGAACCGATTGATGGAGATGGGAACTAAGTGATGGAATGGTATAAAATGGGAGATGCGGGTGAGCATCTCCGAGACGTGATCGATGCTTTTATCGATGGGTTTACCAACGAGAGGGAATTCTCTGCGGAACTGGATGCGATGGGACTGACCTATGAAGAGCAGAACGAGATTATTCGAAGTGAAATTCGTGTCTTGGAAATGCAAATCGCAGAGTCTGCACAGGGTACGGTCCACTAATGAACGTCGCAGAAAACGTCATCATTGAAAACTCGCCCAGTTTTGCACTGTCGGACTACACGTTCCGCGTTGCAGAGGCCCTGGGAATCAATCGCCTTGGTGGATACATCAAGGTCGATTTCAAAGAAGAAGACATCACCCATTTTTCCGCTGAGGTGGATGGGACCGAAGACCGAGTCGACCTCACTGTCCGATTGGATAGAGAGATTACCGAAGATCAGGTCAAAGTGCATATTGCACATGAGATGATTCACGCTGTACAAATTCTCACAGGGAGACTTATACATATAGGTCTCACGTGGTGTGAGGAGTCGCATGGTATCGTCTACAAACATATTTTTGACGACAAGGAATATATCAACGTCAAGTACGCTGATCAACCTTGGGAAATAGAGGCATACTCTTATGAAGAAGAAGTCTATAACGCGGTCGAATCCGGTAGCGAAACACTCGCCGAAATTCAATCGGCCATCCACCCACGTCGACCGTAAGAAAGAGGTGAAGAAGCGAGGTTACCCTCAAGACCTTCTCTACCCTAACAACGAGCACTCGTAATGACCGAAGATCAATACATTCAGGAAGCACTCGACCACGCAATCGCCCAGACTTTTATGGGGACTGTTGATTGGGCGAAGGTTATCGATCACTTGCGTGAGAGACATCCGCACATGGACACGGAGTACCTGTTCATGATCGCGAACCGTGCTCGATTCCAGTACAGCAAAATTTCTTGACACACACCACTTAATGAGGTATACTATGCAGGTTTCTAAAGAAGAACGATACGCGATGATTCGTCGAGCAGCACTCAAGATTCAGAAGCGTGGTAAGGTTTCCCGTGCGAACACCCAGTTGGCACGTGAAGTGATTGCTCTCGATGAGCAAGATTGTAAGTCCAAGATTTCTTGGGCTGACACTGATCGGTACGTAGCGACACACTACTCCGATGTTTATGAAGCAAATGTCCAACCAGAGGAATGGAGCTAATGGCAGTAACACAACCCGAAAATCTGATCGATCTCGGTCAGTACCCACAGAACGATGTGGAGTTGATTGCGCGTGAGTACATGCGCATCGCATATATCGACCTCTTACAAGAGTTCGGTAAGACCTACGCAGAACGTGATGAGTCAGACACTGAACGTTCAAACGTGCTGAAAACACTAGAGGCGTTCGAACACACTATTGCGGTCCTTGATCAGAATGAGGATTTCTTAGAGTTCGTACACCAAGGTGCAGACGGCGAAGAAGAGTCTACTGAAGATGACGAATTCGACCGATTCTAAGGAGGCGACAATGTCGTATGACAATATTGTAGAGCAGTTACGCTCTAACGTGTTGGAGGTGACATTCACGAAGGTAAACGGTGAGACGCGCACTATGCCGTGCACTCTGTTGACCTCGTTTATGCCATCCTACACAGCACCGGAGGCGACCGACATCGATCAACACTCTGTCAATAAGACAGTGATCCGTGCGTTCGCAATCGACAAACAGGCGTGGCGATCGTTTCGTGTAGACAACGTCACTAATATTGAGGTACTGAATGGTTGAAGGTAACGAGAATCCAGAGGAAAACTTCTTAACCAAGAAGTCATTTTCCCAGATGATCGAGACCTTCGTCTACCAGAACCGCATGTCCTATATGGATAGCATTGTTCACCTCTGTGAGAAAAATGGTCTGGAACTGGAGGATATCAAAAAATATCTGACACCGACCATCGTCGAACATCTGGAGAATGAGGCACGTCAACTGAACTTTCTGCCTAAGCAGAATTCACTAGACGTATAAATACACATGCCCTAGAGGCAATCTCATATTTTAGTTTATATTTAAGTTTATACAAGGTACATATTATGTCTTTTGCAAATCTCAAGTCCAAATCTATGGACATCTCTAAGTTGGTCAACGCTGCGACAGAAGCAGCGGGTCAGACCACCAACACCAACAAGTATCAAGACGACCGAAAATGGAAACCGACTGTTGATGAACAGGGTAACGGTTACGCTGTAGTTCGTTTCCTTCCCCCCACTGAAGGTCAAGATCTCCCTTGGGTCCGTTACTGGGATCACGCGTTCAAAGGTCCAACTGGACAATGGTACATTGAACGATCGCTCACAAGTCTTGGTCAGAATGACCCAGTCGGTGAGTTGAACTCGCGCCTGTGGAACTCAGGTATCGAAGAGGACAAGGAAACCGCACGTCGCCAGAAGCGTCGTCTACACTACGTCACAAATATCCAAGTGATCAACGATCCCGCGAACCCAGCGAACAACGGTAAGGTGTTCATCTACGAGTTCGGTAAGAAGATCTTTGACAAGATCATGGATATGATGCAACCCGAATTCCCAGGCGAGGAGCCAGTGAATGTATTTGACTTCTGGAGCGGTGCAGACTTCGAACTGAAGATCCGCAACGTTGCAGGGTATCGTAACTACGATAAGTCAGACTTCAAATCTCCTGCCCCACTTGCTGGTGCAGATGAGACACAACTCGAAGCGATCTACAACACGTTGTATGACCTCAACGAGTTCATCGTCCCTAACTACCCTAATGCACACGATGCGAACTGGTTCAAGTCATACGATGACCTGAAGAACAAGTTAGAGACTGTGTTGGGTCTCGCTACAGGTGCGGGTGCAACAGTACGCAACGAAGCAGTTGCTACTGCGGAAGAGGCACCACCTTGGAATACAACAGACGAACCAACTATCGTCGCTGCCGCGCCAGCAGTCGCTCCTGCGGTCGCTGAAGAGGCAGACGATACATTATCCTATTTTGCACAAATGGCTGCGGAGGACTAATCAATGGAACAGCAGTATGCAATTCTCGCCATCGTAGGAGCGCTTGTAGTTTTTGCGATCCTATGGCGATCAGCGTCCAGTAAGTCATCTACTAGTGGTCCCATCGTGGGACCATCTACGGGTGGTGTGGACACAGAAGTAACAGACGCATTTCAGTTTGCGGGTAAACGTGGTGCAGTAGTCACCGGATGGGTACTTGAAGGTGACGCGGTAGAGGTCAAAGTCAATGGCGCAACCGTTGCAACTGGATCAGGTGCAGCGACTGTATCGGTCGTCGGTAACGATGGTGTGACCTACTATCGTGCGGCACTGAAGCGTCAGATGGAAGAGACATACGTCTATGGTGTGTCTTACTCGACTGGTTCGAGTGCGTCTTCTTATACCGCCGAGGAGTTAGAGGCGTTGACCAAAGCAGAGTTGATCACTATCGGTAACACGATTGGTGTACGACCTGAGTTGCGTCCGTCTTGGACTAAGGCACGTATGATCGAAGCGATCCTAAACCACTAATCGACACTGCCAGTGGACATGGGGACTTCGGTCCCCTTTTTTATGAGGTACCCATTGCGAATGGATCTACCGGAGTTAAACCACCAGTGACCATTGCGTTTGCACCACCTATGTTGTTTGTGGTTGATTGTGGTGCGACTACATTAGTGTTACCACCACCTGAACCAGACGCAGCCGCGACTTGTGCGTTTCCTTCAGATATTCTCTGCGCCTGAAACTGTTGCGCTCGTTTCATTCTTCCATACTGAGGGGAAGATGCGCTAGAACCAGATGACGATCCTTGCGGACTTGACGAACCATTTACCTGATCAGCGAATGCCGAGACATTTTCTGGTAATGTGGGCGTCTCTCCAAAAATAGCACTGGCGATCGCACCCGCAACTTCTTCTGCGAACAACGATCCAATAATACCACCACCGATACCACCAGCGATAGCACCGAAAGGTCCGCCAACCGTTCCTAAAAGACCCGCTCCCGCGATTGCACCTAGAGTACCACCACCAAGACCCGCTAATACTTTAGTCGCCTCTGTGACTTTTTGTCCAGTTGAAAGTTCTTCGTTCGTTGCGATCATTGCAAGAGTTCCTGCGCCCAATAACTGACCAAGAACTGGGATCTTTTTTCCTAGTGCGGTTAGTCCACCTAAAATCTTTGCGCCTCTTGGACCTATAGATTTCATGATATTTCCACCAGCAGCCTTTGCATTTTGACCAAGTCCTTTGCGGGTCAGACTTTTAGAGGTCTTTGCACCCACACCTTTTAGTAACTCATCTGCCTTATCCGCCTTGACAAACTTACCTTTGGCGTCTTTCATGTTACCCGCTTTGTCGACCTTGTATCCTTTCTCTGCGAGTTGTGTCTTCTGTTTATCGGTTAGAGACTTTCCGGTTTCTGCGTTTCGGTTCATCCTTTCCGTGCCGTCAGGATTGTCGGTTAGGAAATTCTTTGCGGAAGTGAAACTGGACCCTACACCTTTGACCGCGCTACTAATTCCACCACCAATACCTTTCACGGCATTAGTTATTCCACTAGTTGCACTAGACAATCCGGTACGAAGTCCACCCATCATGCCTTTATAGGTACCTACTAAAATAGAGGTAGCACTTGCAAGGCCGGGCACTGACTCCTTAAACGCTTCGAAGTCACCCTCTAGTATCGCATTTAGACCATCCAGACTGGAACCTAAAATCTTATTCCCTTTGTCTACTATGCTCTCTAAAGACGGGAACTCTATTCCGATATTGTCCAACAACTCTGACGTTTTCGTCGTGAAGTTGTTTATGAATTCTCCGGCCTTCTTAAAGTTCTCACTGTCAGTGAACGCTATTAGACCTGTCGTTAGAGCGCCCATTCCAAGTGCAAATCGGGCCATTCCTAGACCCATACTGCCACCACCGGCATTGGTTAGTTTCTCTTTGCCAGAGGAGACCATACCGCCAAGAGTGCTCTTTGGAGTAGTGTCTTTGTCCTTACCAGTCAGTTTTTCTTCATCTTCTTTAGATTTCTCTGACTGTTGCTCGGACTGAAACCTTTCCTGTGCGGCCTTCTCGTTGGCAATAAGTTGTTGTAACAGAGACTCGTTCTGTTCCTTATTCTGTTCCTTTAAGGCAACGATGGCGTCTTGTAACGAAGTCATTTATTATTATCCTTGTTGTTTTGCACGTTCCGCTTTTTCCTCAATGTCTTCTATCAACATTTGGAGGTATATCTCCCTCTCCCAAGGTATCATGTGTTCAACTTCATTCAGAGAGTAATTGAAGTTGTTCACCAGTTGAAAATTCACCTGATAGTAATTCATCAGGTTGTCGTGAGAGAGGTTGACTAAAAAAAATCATCGATACCTTTCAACTGGCGCACATTGTCATGATCACACGTCTTACATTTAAACTCGATATCTTGTTTTATTGCGGGGGCTGAGTTTACAAATTCCGCAACTTTCTCGAACTGATCATTTGTCATGGAGTCTATAAACTCCAACACAGACTCTCTCGATTCGTCCACGAGATCAATTTTTTCTTCGTTGGACACCACTGAACACATGCAGGTCATAATCAACTCTACCAGTCCCTCAGTACGAGACGAACTATTGAGAAGTTCTGGGTTGTTCATAAACTCTTCATACGTTGGGTACTTCATCAATAAGGAAACTTCGTTGGTCATTTCCACAACGCCTTCATTGATCTCACCATCAATAGATATGGTGTCCAAATCCACTTCTACCTCGTTTTCTGCCTCGCAGTGTTCGCACAGCACGATAATTTCTGATTTCTCACCGACCGACTTAGCACGAATCTTAGTGAACAGGTAGTCCACATCGAAAGTGGTCAGTTTGTTCGATATCGGTTCTTCAATACACGAGTGGATTGTTTTAATGATTGCGCGTACAATATCAGTCTTTTCCTGTGTCTCATATGCGATCATTAACGATTTTTGTTCCTTGACTAGAAAAGGACGAAACGTTGTCTTCTGTCCAGACGAAGGTATGGTCACCGAATAGCTCGGCGATTCATTCAGTTTTGGTAATGCCATGATGTATCCTAATAATTAAATAATTCCACCCAGATTGATACCTACCTTAGCATCAATCAGGTCCGAAAGTTTACCTCTCGCATCTTTCTTCACTTCCCACTTAGTATACGCGAAGTTCACCTGAAGTTCTACGATCGATCCTTGACTATTCAAGGTTATCGCATTTTGCGTTATCGGGAAGGCATCTTCTAAAGTCACACTGTATATAGAGTTGCCCAATAGATCGAAATTGATATCTAGTGGACCTAAATCAAATCCAACCCGCGCCTGCGGTTTTGACAGTTGATGGATCGTAATGTTTTTTGCAAAACCACCACTACCTGCCATTCCTTTCTTCCATTGTATATTTCCGGTCTCCTCATCGATCATCGTAGACATCCACTTATCAAAATACTTCCTTGGACCATAGTCATTGGTCATATAGAATGTCATATTGAGATCGGTCGTCGCGAAACCGTTTACGACCTTCTCACTGTGCACCCCAATGTTTCTGTCTAAGGTCAGTATCTGTTTACCAGGCATGTCCACTTCTTTGCACAGGACATTCATAGTTTCACCGTTCAATCCTGCCATTGGTGGTAACTCTACTGCGAAGTGATGTGAGAACGCAAAACCGTTCTTGAGACTCACCTTTGATTTTAGATCTTCTATTCCTGCCATGCGTTAATCGCCTATCATACTTTTCGAGTCGGAGTAAACCTTCTGGTTACTCGCGTATCGGAAATCTGCCGTCGGTAGAAATGTCGCGATCTCCCACTCAGGGGCGGGAACCATCGCGAACTTACCTGAAACGTGTTTATTCAAATAGTGTTTAAAACACGGTTTGAAGTGTTTAAGTTTTGCGGTTCTAGTCAAGAGTTGATAAGACGCCCTAAAACGAGTCGAGCTGTCAAACTTGGTGTTGTTGGTGATGTCCATCAACGCGTCCAACATCTTTGCACGTAGTACCGGAGGTAAGTAGTGCAGGTTCAAACCATAGAAACCATCCTTTGCAGGACCCACCACAATCACCAATGGAAACGCATCGTAATACGGCAGTTTCTTTCGGTCGTTCTTGTTCTTGGGATCGTAGAAGAACATGTACATGTTGCCCACAACCTCTTGTCCAGTCTTCTTGAGTGGATCTTCATCCATCAAGTCCTCGCGCCTGATACTGCGCATGTTCTTGATTTTGTTTTGAAACCATCTGCGAGATTCCTTGGTACGAGGTGTGATACCCGCACGGAACGCCTGCAACTCTAAGTTCTGGAATATTTTAGACATAAGACCCTTGTCCTAAAACCTGTCTTTCTATTTATACGCGTTTTTTACGTTTCTTGAACGGGGGTATTTTTTTAAGTGGTTTCTTGGACTTGACGCGTTGCGCAGCCTTGGGCATGATACCCTTTGTGGTGAGTTCTTTCTCTGTCCAGATCTCAAAGTGGTATCCGCGATCTTTTGCATACTCTACCGCCGCCTTCCACTTGGATTGGTTCTTGATATAGGTGAGACCCTCAGTCATGAGTATCTGTCGGGACTTGCCCTGTTTCTTCTCTGGTCTCTTGGTCTCCTTGGCAGGTTTGACCTCAACCAACACCACACGACCGGACTTGTACTTGATAACAAAGTCCACATAGTATCGGTGGGGTTTCTTGTCGGTCTCGCAGATGTAGGGTATAATCAACTCCTCAGAGACCCACTGGACCACGTCTGAGTTCTTGTCACACCACATCATCACATACTTCTCCCACCCTGAACGGTAGACGATGTCATTCACGTCGCCTGCATACTTCTGTGGTTTGGTGGGTTTA